AACTCATACAATATGGCTCGCTTAATTAATGGTAAAGAGGAACTTTACTTTATTGAAGATCAAATCGAAAGTGACCTTTCTAAAGCCGTAGGCGGTGAAGTAGGGGTCTATATTGCAGTAGGTGATGTAGATACAGTAAAGCCGTTGAAGGGTGACTTTATGGCGCTCGAAGAGTACTGTAATGTTGCTAAACTCTCGTTTGATCAATATAACGAATCATCTGATATTTTAAAGGTGGTGCCTTCTATTGGTCGTTATGAAAGATGGCGTTCACATTCGCTGCGTTCTAATTGCCGAGTAACTAATCAACCAGACTGGGGTGATGTTTATATTCATATAAAAGGCGATAAGGCTGTTACCCCTGAGTCCTTGCTACAGTATATTGTATCAATGCGCAAAGAGAATCATTTCCATGAAGAGATTGCTGAATGTATCTATAAACGTCTGTGGGATTTATTAGATCCTGAAGAGTTATTAGTAACCTGTTTGTATACTCGCCGCGGTGGTATTGATATTAACCCTACTCGTGCATCTAATTATTATCTCTTAAACCAAGCACCTATTATTGATGCTTATAACTTCTGCGAAAAGACATCAAGACAATGACATCATTAAAAATTACAGGACCTGATCCTAATGTGAATGAGATATGTAATGAATATGAAAGTAGAGCCTGTCATGGTTTTGATAAGTACGGGGTTACAACTGAGCGTACAGATTTAGACTTAATTCAATGGATCCAGCATCTCAAGGAAGAGTTGATGGATGCTGTAGTTTATATTCATCGAATACAAAAAGAATTGAAAGAGAAACAAGATGACTTCAAGTGAAGCGCAAGCACTATTACCCGATGTAAAAGGCTGTGTAGTTATCCTATCCGGTGGTATGGATAGTACGATTGCAATGAGATTGGCTGTAGAGAAATATGGAAAGGAAAATGTATCTGCATTGACCTTCTATTATGGCCAGAAGCAGAAACGTGAAATTGAAATGGCTAAGATGTCTACACATATGCTAGGGGTAAAGCATAAAGTCGTTGATGCATCCTTCCTTGGTGATATCAGTAAAGGATTTTCAGCTAACGTTGATACCGATATGGCTATGCCAACGATTAAAGATGTATTAGGTGATCCTCGCCCAAAGACCTATGTACCTAATCGTAATATGATTTTAATGTCTATTGCTGCGGCGTTTGCAGAGACACGGAACGTTGATACTGTTGTATGTGGATTACAGGTTCATGATGAGTATGGCTATCACGATACGACACAGCGTTGGGTAGATAAGGTAAATGACTTACTATCTGAAAATCGTATCATTAAGATTAAACTTACAGCGCCTTTCAGTCAACTATCTAAGTATGATGAACTACAAATATTGCAAGAGTTAGATGGCAACTTAGGTCTCACATCATTTACTATGACTTGTTACAACCCAGATAATCAACATCGTTCATGTGGGGAGTGTCCTAGTTGCTCGGAACGTATTGCTAATTTTGCTAAAATAGGTTATAATGATATGATTGTATATTCAAAAGTAATACCCTGGCAAGATTTAATCGAAAAGATGAAGGTGTGATATGTGCGCAATAACTGGATCGTTTTCAAAGCAAAAACTTAAAGATCTTTACCGGTTAAATGCATATAGAGGGGAGCTAAGTTACTCCCTATCCTCATTTACGGTTGAAGAAAAAAAAGTTCGTTTCGATACTATGATGCAGGATAGAAATAAGATGCCTGAAGGTCTTATTGAAAACATGCTTGAGGGTGAAAACAAGTATTATATTGCACATAGCCAGGCACCTACTACTGATGCAAATAATATCCACCCTGCTGTTTACGGTGATTGTATGTTGTGGCATAACGGTATTATTAAGCAGAATAAACTAGACACCGGTACCTGGGATACTCAGTGGCTACTGGAACAAATTATAAACTATGGTTGGAGTTCTCTATCCAGAGTCGATGGCACTTTTGCTTGTATAATGTATAATTGTGGAGAGCTGCTTGTTTTTAGAAATGAAATCTCTCCTATGTTTTACGATAGAGAAATGAATTTTTCATCTACAAAAGTTGAGTTTACTGAATCATTACCACCTAACAAAGTATTTAAGGTCAATCTTAGATATAAGCAACTATCTCCTATTGCGTATTTTGAGACAAAAGAGAATCCATATTATATACCGGAGAACGTATGACAGATACATATAAATTATATTCAGAACCTTTCAGTATGAAGCATGTAATGGGAGTAAGCAGTAGAACTAAATTAACTAATGTCGTTGATGAAGATATTCAACCTAATGCTGTAGATTTACGTTTAGGTAAGGTTTTTCAAATTATTAACGAAGTATTTGAGGTAAGCAATGATCACAAAAAACATAGAGGCTCTCAAGAACTCTTACCAGACTCAGAAGGCTATTTTACGCTATACCCGGGGAGTTATGAGATCGTTATGGAAAACGTCATCCATGTGGGTGAAGGTGAAGCTGGTTGGGTCATTACTCGTAGCACTCTTAACCGCAATGGTTGTTTTATTACTTCAGGTCTTTATGATTCTGGCTATCATGGTGTCATGGCCGGGGTACTACATGTTACGACTGGCCCGGCTCGCATTAAGCAAGGTACGAGGGTAGGGCAGTACTTGTCTTTTGATGCAGAAGCGCTTAAAATGTACGATGGCAGTTATGGCATTGGTAAAGAGCACGATAAGAAGTATACATAATACAAAGCGGTCTCCGGCGTCATCCCGCTCTATAAACTCTGCTGCCTATGCTAACTAACATAGGAAAATAAAATGGCAAAAAAATATATCTCAACTAAAACTTATAAGCAAATTGGACCGGTTGCATACCGTCAGTGGCGAGCTGATAGTCATTGCAATATGGTACATGGTTATGCTCTATCGTTTTACTTTGAATTTGAATCTGATACCCTAGATGTACGCAACTGGGTAATGGACTTTGGAGGGCTACGTCCTCTCAAAGATAAACTTGAAGAATGGTTTGATCATACTTTACTAGTAGCACAAGATGATCCTCATCGTGATGCATTAATTAACTTAGGTAAACTCGGTATTGCTAAGATTACAGAGGTAGAAAAAACTGGTTGTGAGGGCTTAGCAGACTTTTTGTATGAATACATTAATACTATCTTCCTACCAAGTTATGGAGAGAAGGATCGCATCTGGTGCTGTAAAGTAGAGGTACGTGAAACAGATGCTAATATGGCTATGCGAGTCGGGCATCAGGAAGATAATGAGTTTGATGATTAATGTGGCGTTTGTGGGCTAAAGCATTAGGTGAGAAAGGATCAGACGATAATAAGGAGGCAGATAAAATCGCTATCCTAAGAACCGTTATAGTTTTCTCCTATATAATAACTAACTTGTTTATTATAGCAGGTGTTATAAGGCATTGGTAATGACAAAAATTGCGTTAGTAACAGATACACATTTTGGGGCGAGATCAGATTCTATTCCCTTCGATAACTTCTTTAGAAAATTTTATGAGGAAATCTTTTTCCCTGAGATTGATAAGAGGGGTATACGGACTATTGTGCACCTTGGTGATTGTTTCGATCGCCGTAAGTATATCAATTTTAATACCCTGTCTTCTTGTCGTAATTACTTCTTTGACGAGATTAAGAAGAGGAATATCGAACTACATATGATTGTAGGTAACCATGATACCTTCTTTAAAAATACTAATGACGTTAACTCACCTCGACTATTGCTTAAAGACTATGAGTTTAATGTTATTGATTCCCCCTCTGAGTTAGAGTTCGATGATGGGTCTAAGATATTCATGATGCCATGGATATGTACAGATAACTATAATCAAAGTATGGAAGCTATTAAGACTACAGATGCCCAGGTATTGTTCGGGCATTTTGAGATCGCTGGCTTTCAGATGTATAAAGGTCACGAGAACGATGAAGGATTTGATCCTAAAATATTTGAAAAATTTGATCTGGTTTGTTCTGGCCACTTTCACCACCGTAGTAGTGATAGGAACATTAACTATCTTGGAAATCCTTATGAGCTTACCTGGGCGGATTTCGAAGACCCTCGTGGCTTTCATATATTCGACACCAGTGAGAGATCGTTGGATTTTATTCAGAACCCGTTTTCGATCTTTTCGAAAGTATATTACGACGATGAGAAAGTAGATCCTTCTATTGTTGATGTAAGCCAGTATGCTAACCAGCACATTAAGTTAATAGTTGTTAATAAAAAAGATTACTATAAGTACGATCAGTTTATTGAGAGGTTGTATAAGGTTAACCCCTTGGAGTTAAAAATTATTGAGGATCTATCTGAGTTTGAATCTGATGCTCTTGGTGATCAAGAAATAGACTTAGAAGATACTGTTACTCTACTATCGCAATATGTTGATAGTCTTGAGACTGAAGCTGATAAAGATCGCATTAAGACGTTAATGAAGACATTATATGTTGAAGCGCAAAACTATGAAGAAGCATGATAAAATTTAAAGTTATAAGATGGCAAAACTTCCTATCAACCGGCGCGCATCCTACAGAGGTTAGATTTGATAAGTCACCTACTACTCTTATTGTAGGTGAAAATGGGGCAGGTAAATCTACTATCCTAGATGCGCTGTGTTTTGCTCTGTTCAATAAGCCATTCCGCAATATCAATAAGCCTCAATTAGTTAACTCTATCAACGGTAAGAATATGTTGGTAGAGGTTGAGTTCTCTATTGGTAGTAAGGACTATAAGATATGTCGTGGCGGTAAGCCAACGGTATTTGAAATCTATCTCAATGGTGAGTTATTGAATCAGGATGCCGCTGCTAAAGATTATCAGAAGTATTTGGAAGAGCATGTACTCAAGTTAAATTATAAGTCGTTTACTCAGATCGTTATTCTGGGTTCTGCCTCCTTTACCCCCTTCATGCAATTACCTGCCGCACATAGACGTGAGGTAATTGAGGATCTATTAGATATTAAGATTTTTACTGTAATGAATACGGTGTTAAAGGATAAAGCTAACGATGTTAAAGTTAAATTAACCGATTTAGAGAATAAAATTGAACTGGGTAAATCTAAGGTAAAAATCCAGCAGGACTATATTAAGACTCTTGAAGAAGACAAGCAGAAGAAAGTAGAAGATGTACAAAAGCGAATATCTGAAGCGAATGCAGAGATTGCACAACTGCAGCTCAACGTTGCGACGGAACAAAGCGGGGCGAGCGATCTGGAATCCAGTATTGGGGATGGAGCCGAAAAGCGCCACAAGCGTATTGAAGTGGGAACTCTCCTTAGAAAACTATCCGAGCGAATTAAGACACA